ATGATAGCAGCGGGATCAGGAATAGGGGCATTATGGCTTCTTTCGGATGGGCACGCTCGACGCCTTGAGCATGGCAATCGTCCGATCAATAACTTTGATCGGCCACTCTTTCGCGCGGGTATAAGGGATGACTTCCCCGGTCGCGGGGTTGCGCCAGCCAAGCAGCTTTTCGTCCGCGATCCGCATTACGGTGCCCCCGTCTCGACCGTAGCCGACGATGTATTGCCCGCCGGGTCGGTCTTGGTCGCGGTGATAAGCGTGGGCTCAGTGCCCCGCTTGGCCCATATCGCGCCGGCGGTCCCGAGCACAAACGTGGTGAACCCGGCGAGCAGCGTTGCGGTCGCGCCAGCGAAGTCCTGATAGACGAAGCGATGCCCGACGATGGCCGACACGCCACCCCATACCAGAACGCCAAACGCCGCGATGATCGCCACCGCCCCTGCGCCTGTCACGACGCGCCAGAGATCATAGGTGTCGCCATCGACGCCCGTTAGCATGTCTTTCAGGAACTTACTCATTCTGGAAACTCCGCTGGTATATCTTCCGCGACGACGAGCAGCCCATAGCGGGCCGATAGTGCCCAGGCAGTCGCGGGCTTGACGACAATGCAGACACCGACATCCGCCATAGGTGTGTGAATGAACAGCTCGGCGCGACCATCCTCGCGGATAACAATGCCGGTGTTGCGCGCGCGGCAGTCGATTTTCATGGGGCGAACCCGGTGAGCTTGTCGAACGTGGAGAGATCGCCCGCGTACAAAGCGGACTCGGCATGGCGTCGCTTCACAAGCCCCGCATCCAAGTTGCCCATGTGGTCGTGAACGTGCCACCCGACGAACGATGACGCCGCCGTCGCGTAGTCATGGGCAAGGTGCGCGGCGAGCATCGGGGATTTGGCGAGACTGCCCGGACCAGCATTGTAACAGGCATCGGTCAGCGCCCCGAGTTGCGCGGGCGTCGTCGGCTGGCCGTGAACTAGCGCGGTCGTATAAGCGACGAAACGCCGTATATCCATCGCGAGGCGGGCGTCGCACTGATCCTGCGTCCAGACTAGGCCGAGGTGAACGTCGGGGCCGGTCGCGCCAAATCCTATAGAAGCGATCCCGCCGCTGTCGGGGTATGCGTGAAAACGGCACCCCTCGAAATGCGATGTTAGGTGCAAAGAGCGCGGGCCAAGGGTCATAGCTGCGGCTCCCTGAGGTGCGTCGAACCGAAGTCGTTGCCCTCGGGGTATGTCTCGCGATAGGTCGCCAGCATCAGCGCGTTGCACATCAGGTGCCCGATGTGCGGAAGCCCGCTTTCGGGGTCGATGTCCTCGCCGCGCTGGATCGCTTCGAGGTGCCGCAACATGCAGTCGACCGGGACCGACCAGGGCATCCCCTTCGCCCAATTCCACGCGGCGTATTTCGCGCGGCCGTACTCGAACACCTGTGCGGCCGAGCGCAGCCCGATCAAGGGGATCAGACTCATCATCGGCTTGCCGGTGTTGAGCCGTGCACCCGACCCACGCATGTCGCTGCTGACATCACCGATACTCATGTTCAATCCCATCAACGATTATCTTGGTTTCAAGCCGAGCGCCGCAGTCGACGCAGCAGCGGTTTCCAATCAGGCCGGTGCCGACATAGAAGAAGGGCCAGAAGAAGGTGATGAGGTGCGCGCAGGGCATCATGCCGGCGCCCGCAGCATCGAGATGTCGCACCGCGACCGACCGACCTCGCCGAACTTCCGGTGATAGACGATCAGGTTCATGTCGCGCCCGGAGCGATAGCCCATGCTCTCGTGCCACGCGTCCTTCGCTGCCAACGTGCGGAACGTCTCGACGGTCCCGCCGGGATACTCCTTCACGCTCTTGTGGTGGACATGACCGACAAGCCAGTAGCGGTGCAGAGTGCGGCCCCAATCTTTCGGTCGGTCGCTTGCCATGACCGCGATCATCGCGTCGGGCTTCATCGTATCGCCGTGCGTCTCGCCGATAAGAACCTGGCCGAACCGCTGATAGGTCGCGGCGGCTGGAGACATGTCGATCGTGACGCGCGGCTCGTTTTCAAAATATGCTTCGAGCGCCATCGCCAATGCGAAATGAGCGTCGGGGTCGTGGTTGCCCTTGACATTGCGAACGCGGACGAACTCATGCTTCTCGAGCAGCCGCAGGACGCACCACCGCAGCGCTTTCGCGCCGACCGACATGACCTTCTGAAAGCGCCCGTCGACATCGACCGGCGTGCCCTTGCCGGTCGCGTTGTTGCGGTCATTCGAGTGGTAGAAGTCGCCGAGGTTGAGCAGCGTCGCGTGGCGCGCGTTCGGTGCCATCGCCACCAGCCGGTCGACGGCGGCCTTGGTGACGCGCTCCGCCTCGATCAGGTCGAAGTTTTCTCCGGCTTCCTCACCCCAAGCGTACATGCCGAAGTGAGGGTCGCCCATCGGATAGACGACCAGCAAGTTGTCGTCAGTGTGAGTTGGCGTGGCGATAGGTGGTGAGAGGCCGAGCAGGGGCTCGGCAAAGGCCGCGAACATCGCCCGCACACCAGCTTCGGTTCGCTCACCGTCGGGCTTTTCCCGCTCCCATGTCTGCGCGACCTCCCCGCCAACGCGGTGTACGGTCCGCCGTGCGATGGCGAACCCCGGCAGCGGCTCGGCAACGCACTCGCCCCGGTCGGGCTTCTCGGTCGTATGCGTCGCGGTAACGTCGCCGTCCGCATTGCGTGACGTGCTGATGCGAACAAGCTGCAAATCTCGCGCGTCCTGTAGGCGGCACTTGAACGTGCTGGCGGGGATCTCCAGCCGCCGCGCCGCTTCCGCGCTCGACCGCCCCGCCGCCTCCCATTGGGCTATAGTTTCGGCCTTTTGCTCGGGGGTGCGGGGTTCGATCACTTGGCGTGGTTAAAAGTAAAGTACGGGGCCATTGCCGCGACCATCGCGGCAAGAACACCTGCGATGCCGCCAGCCCAAGTTACAATGCGGACGACGCCTTTAGCGCCCTGAAATAGTTCCATGAGTTTTTCATGGTCGTCGTGCATCTTTTGGATACCAGACTCTTTGACCAGACCCATGAGCGTTTCGACATCGGCTGTAAGTTTGTCGATCTTTGCCGACATCAGCACCATGTCGGTGTGATCTTCGTTTATGGCTCGCGCGATGAGCGCTCGCTGGACTTCGATGGACTCAGGCATTACACTCTCCGCTCAGTATCCGGTTGCGTACCACCACGCCGGGCCGGTGTTTGATGTGTCACCGGCTGACGCGTAGAACGCGAACCCGGTTTTCGATGCTGATGTGACGACGGCTCCGCTTGTCGCTGTCGTGCTGACGAGCGGCGTGCCGCTGATCGACGGCGTGCCGAACAGTGTGAACGCGATTGGATAGGTGACTGACCCAGAGCTATCACCCTGCGTGGTGGTCGTGCCCCACTGCTCGATGTAGCCATCAGCCGACCTGCGCCAGCCTGGCGTAACCGCCCCGGAGCCGGTGATCCCGACCTGTGCGGCGGCGAATGATCCGGTGATGTTCGCTGCCTGTGTGGCGTCGACCGTGGCGCTCGCTGCCAGTCCGCTGACGCTGGCCGCTGGTATCAGCGTCACGGTCGTTAGCACTGAACCGTTCGAGTAGGCGTAACCGGCGGCAAGGCTCGAGGCCCCGGTACCGCCCTTGGCGATCGAGAGCACGCCGACAAATGTTGCGTTGCTCGGAGCTGCGACACCGCTCGTGTAGCTGGTGAGCGCTGCTGTGGAGAACGCCTGCGCGTTGGTCTGCGCCGTTGACGCCTGCGATGCTGCGTACGCCTGCGTCGCTACCGCTGCTCCGCTGATCGTCGGCACCCCGGTCATCGCCGGACTTGCCAGTGGTGCGTAGCTCGCGAGCGCGGTGACGTTGGCCGGTGTGAACCCAAGCGCGGGCTGCGCGCCGAGTGCGGTTAGTGCCGACGCAGCTGTAGCTGAGCCGGTTCCGCCGAGGGCGATCGGCAGCACTGTGGTGATCGTCGTGGCGCTGCCGGCGACGTTACCGATGACGCTGCCGGTCAGCTGACCGCTGAATGATACCGCTGTCACCGACGAGGCAAAGGTCGCCGCACCGGCAACGGTGAGCGTTCCAGTGACGACGGCGGTTGAGGTGTCGACCTTACTGTTGAGCAGCGCCGCTACCACTCGCAGCTGGACTGAGTCGCCGGCGACCCACGCGCGCACTGAAGTATTGTCCACTCCGCGCACGACCGTGAGCGTGTCGCTCACTCGCGCTGTGACTTGAACAATCTCGATGGTTCCAGCCACGTTGGAGATCGTGGCGTAGAAATACTGCGCCCCAGTCAGGGCGGGAAACTGAGCCCCGTTGCCGGTCTGCAGAACGATCGTCGTGACGATGTTGTCGAGGCTGTTCGCCAGCTTGCCGCTGACATTATTTGCTGTGACTGCGGCCATCTCAGATCCTTCTCGGGCGGACGACGGTCACCTCGCGCGTACCGTCCTTGGTGCGCTTGATCGTCGCCTCAGATGTTAGTGCCCGAAACTCGCGGGCCTCGGCCGTCGCCAGAGGCGCATCGTACCAGGGCTGACGGATCATCATGTGCAGTCGTGCTCTCGCACCGAACGCGATCGCCTCTCCCCACCGCTCAACGAGGATGTCGTTCAGCGTGCTCGACGAGCGCAGGGGGCGGACAGCGATGATCGCGTTGAGCGTATCCGTGCCGACACCGGCGTCGGGCGTTGGGGCCAGCACGATTACATCCTGTGACTCGATCGTCGTGTACCACGCTGGCGCCGACGTCACTGTCCGCCAATCACAGCCAAACATCGTAGCCAACCGGTCGACGCTGGCAGGGCGCAGCTCGCGCTGGCCGAGCCACAGGTGCATGATGTCGGCGACGCCTGTCTCGAGCGGCGACGCGGTCATCAGCCGGTAGTTGCTCACCCCTGCTATTGGGGCGATCGCCGGTACCTGCTCCTGCAGCCACAGGGATCGCTCACAGAACTCGATCGCCGAGTTCCGAATTGCTTCGACGGCGATGATCTCAGGGCAGCTGTGTGCGAATGGTACTACCATCGGCAGCAGGGCTTCGATCGGCTTGCTCATCGTGCTGCCTCACGCGGGGTCGCGGCAAAGCCGAGCATGTTGAGGTTCGGGTTGGTCGTGTCGCCCATCGCGTCGGCCTTGGCGACCAGGTCAATGAACGACTTGTGGTAGCTGTCGGCCTGCGCTCCGGCGGCAAAGTCATCGTCCTTCTGCAGCGCGCGGTACATGACGTAGTCGAACAGGGCGACCGCGTAGATGTCGTCGATCACGAGGACATCAGCTGACATTGTGATGTCGGCCGGCTGAATTGCGTACTGAATGTCGAGGACGCCTTCACCTGTGTTCGGCGGGTAGACGCTGAACAGCCGCGGCGTGTCGGGGTCGAACATGTAGTTGGTGACCTCAGCGGTCGCTGGGTCGCGGTGCCATGTGGGGCGATAGGCGTCGAGCAGCTCGCGCTCGATGATGCGTACGGCGCGACCGGTGGTGTTGCGGTAAGCCGCCAGGAGCATCGACGCTTGCGCGGGCAGCTGCTGGCTCGAGCCAGCGACGAGACCGACTGGCCGCACCACCGATGTCGAGGATGGGGCCATTGTCGCAATCGCCCGCTGACCGTCCGACAACCACTTGTACAAGTCGGCGTCTGACCAACGTGCACCGAAGGGGTCGATCAGTGTAACCCGGGCGCGGTCGATGATCGGGCCTGCAAGCACGCTGGTCTCCAGTTAGTGCCCCGGCGCAGGATGTGCGCCGGGGCGTTAGGCTTTAGGCGACGGTGGCGAGGGCCAGAGCGGTCGGCTTGATGACCTTGTAGCCGTAGACGTTGAGGCCGCGGACCAGCTGACCGAAGTCGTTCGGGTTCGGCAGCGTCTCCATCTTGGTCATCTGCGAGGCGAAAGTGATGGCCGACTTGTGACCGGCCATGACCGTAGCGCGCTTCGCGGTGCCCGCAGACGTGTTGCCCAGGAAGTCCTGTCCGGCAAGC